CGGTCTGCCTGAACTCAAACTGATCGCCAACTCTCTGGTATGAGCACCCCAGAGATTGATCCGGTCAAGTACGGCGTTCTCTGGCAAAAGGTCCAAGACTACGAGCGCCGGTTTGACGAGATGAGCGCCAAGATCGACAAGATGGAGACATCTGTCGAGCACTTGGTCGCTCTCGCCAACCAAGGCCGTGGAGGCTTTTGGGCGGGTATGGCCTTTGTGTCGTTCATCTCTAGCGGTGTCGGTTTCTTTTTAAGCTGGGTCAAAGGCCACTGATCGGGTACAAGCCATGAAAGACTGGGCAATCGCAATCACTGCCGGTGTCCTTGTCTCATGCTTGTGCATGTGGGTGGCTTTTGACCTTGTGCATATATTTTGGTGGGCGCTTAGATGATCGGCCTTCTCCTTGATCCAGATGCCGCCCTCGATGCGGTCAACAACGCTGTCCGTCTGGTCAAGAAGGCCAGCGCCACGGCGCAGAACATCGAGTCGCTGGCGCCCATGCTGGGCAAGTATTTCGATGCCAAGGCCAACGCCATTGCATCGGCTGAAGCTGCCAAGGCTGGCACGTTTGGCGGCTCGTCAATGGGCAAAGCCTTTGAGATCGAGATGGCGATTGACGCCCAGAAGGAGTTTGAGGAAGACCTCAAACGCCTGTTTTGGAACGCCAACAAGATGGACGTGTGGCAAAAGATCAAGGCCCGTGCCACCGTGATGGAGGCAGAAGCCGCCAAAGCCGCAGGTAAAGCCAAAGAGGACGCCCGTCGTAAGAAGCAGAAGGATCAAGAGGAACTGGAGACAGCGATTGCTGTGGTGATCTCTGTTTTGATCTTCTGCGGCCTGATGTGGGGCGGCTTCGAGTTGTTCTCCTTTTGCCGTAAAAACGGGTGCTGACGATGTGTGGAAGCTCCTCAAATGGTTTGAAGTTGGCACAGACTGGAAGCTGGGCATTGACCGGTTCATCCGGGTTTGCTGCATGGCGATCATCGCCAACTGGGTGCTTGACATGATGTACGTGCTGCCTGTGGACGACACCAAGTCCATCATCAATTTCGTGAAATCTAACCTAGAGGAATGACATGCTGTCTTTAATTTCTACCCTCGGCGGCTTGCTGATCTCCGGCTTGCCCAAACTGCTGGAATACTTCCAGAGCAAAGCTGACCAGAAGCACGAGTTGGCGCTGGCCCGAGTACAGACCGAGCGTGAGTTGGCTCTGGCCGCTGCCGGTTTTGCCGCTCAAGCCAAGATTGAAGAAATCCGCACCGAGCAGGTGGCAATGCAGACCAACGCGCAGATTGCCGAGGCTGAAGCTGCAATGACCCAAGGCGCTCAAGAGCACGACAAAGCTGTTCTTGCCAAAGCATCCACATGGGTTGCCAACTACATCGGCACCGTGCGCCCCACCATCACCTACATTTTTGTCATTGAGTTGGTGCTGATCAACGCATGGCTGGCTTGGTACGTCTGGTACAACGAGAAGCTAATTACCAACCTTGAAGACTTGGTGAAGTTCAGCGACATCGTTTTCAGCACTGACGAGATGTCCATGCTGGGCGGCATCATCGGGTTCTGGTTTGGCTCTCGCGGCTGGAGCAAGAAGTGAAGCTCTCCAAAGCTGGCGCAGATTTGATGCACCGCTTTGAGGGGTGCAGAAACAAGCCGTACCTTTGCCCCGCGCACATCTGGACGATTGGGTACGGCCATGTGCTGTACCAAGAGCAGATCAAGCTGCCAATGGCGCGGGTCGAGGGTAAAGAAATCCCCATGATCCGCAAAGAGATGCCGCTTAAACCGGAGGACAGTCGTGTCTGGAGCAAAGAGGAAATCGAAAAACTATTCGCTGATGACGTCGCGTCTTTTGAACGTGGTGTTCTACGACTTGTTCCCGGCGTTGTTGGCAGGCAAGGCGCTTTTGACGCTCTTGTCTCTATAAGTTTCAACTTTGGACTAGGCAACCTGCAACGCTCAACCATCCGCATGAAGGCCAACCGAGGTGACTGGGAAGGCGCTGCTGAGGCGTTCATGGGCTGGACTAAGGGTGGCGGCAAAGTGCTGCCGGGGCTTGTCAAGCGCCGTGAAGCCGAGCGTGCGCTGTTCCTGAGTTAATTCGCATAAGCCGCGCAGGCGGCTAGGAACGCCATCCACAGCATCCCCAAGAACGCCATCAGCATCCAGTACGCCAGTCGTCTGAGTTGCTGACGCCAGATGCTGGGTGGCAATGGGTCATCGGACTTTATGCGTTTGCCAATCTTGGCAACTTGGTCTGTCATTTTCTTCTCCTTGCATCAGGTCGAGGGCAGTTCTCTGGTGGCACGACAACGCACCAGACGGCGCTGGGCATACCTGTCCCACCGAAGTGTGTCCACCTGTCGATGTAGGCATCAGGCATGGTCTTGAGGATGCGGCGCACGTTGTGCGATTCGCGGTGAAGACTGTTGGCGATGGTGCCGACATCCATGCCATCGGGGTTGGCTCTGAGCAGTGAGCGAACCGAGTGTGCTGTGTTTGTTCTCATGCAATAACTACCCACTGTGTCTTTGGTTTAACTTTGTGAACGCCCCACTTGGTGCGGTCTTTGGGGTGAGGGCAGTCCTCTGGCACATGCACCGCCACCCACACTTTCTCGTACTGACCCCGCCCACCCATGCGCCAGCGGTCAACGTACACATCGGGCATGGCCCTCAGTGATGTCCTGACATTGGCAGGGTGCATGTTCAGCACCTCGGCGATCTCCAGTGGCGACATGCCACCCGGCCTTGTGCGTAGCAGTGTGCGGATTCTTTTCTGACGCACAGGGGTCATTTGACAACCCTCATAAAGCCGTTGCACTTGACGCACTTGTAGATGGGCTGACCCGCAACGGGTTCCCAGCGGTGTTTGCACTCGGTCATGCTTGCCCCCTTGCTCGGATTGATTCAGCACAATGTAATGGGGACAAAGAAGGATGCTCACCAACTTCCTCACACACCTTCGCACACGCCTCTCTTTCGGCTGCGGCGACAAGGGCGGCAAAGCGTTTGAGCTTTTCAATATCCCAATACACCAGCGTGTCTGCGCCAGCCTCACGGGCCATGTCTATCATGTCTTCTCTGGTCATAACGCTCTTTCTTTTTCGTGGGTATACAAAATTTTTCTTTTGGTTTTGACTGCGTTTGCGGCTTGTTCGGCGGTTTCAAACAAGCCGCAGTAAATAAGTTTTCCGTTATGGCAAACTTGAGATTGGTACTTGTTTGAGCGCTTGTTAAACGTCACGCCTCGAAAGCCTGTTGTGTTTCTGACGCTTTGTTTTTGGTTTTCTTGGTTTTGTTTGTTTGTAGCCAATCTCAAATTTTCAATTTGGTTGTTCAACGGATTGCCATCAATGTGGTCTATGTAGTTTTCAGGGTGACAATCATGTACGTACAACCAAGCCAACCTGTGTGCGGCATAAGACTTTCCGTTTAAACCTATTCGAACATACCCGTTGCGAGTAATTTTCCCTGCGCTTTGCCAAGGACTGATGCGTGGCATCGGTGAAGTTCGCCAGCGAAAAATGCCGGTTTCTTGGTCGTACCACAACCATTTCTTGAGTTCAAGTTGAGTCATATTAGATTCCCATTTCCTTCAATGCCGCTTGCAGTCCAGCCAAGCCGCCGACACGCTGGCCTTCGATAAAAATCTGTGGCATCTGCCGCACCTCGGGGTGAGCCTTGAGCATCTTCTCAAACTCAAACTCGTCCGTCTGGTCGTGCATCTCGATGTACCCGAGCCCTTTGCTTGCCAGCAGGTTCTTGGCTATCGTGCAATTTGGGCAGCCGTGCTTGGTGTAGATAACGATGTTCATACACCCTTCCCTTTCTTGGGGCAGGGCCATGCGGCCCCGAGTGTGTAGATGACAAACGCTTCAGCAGGTAAATGCCGAGCAGCAGCCCCGCTGTTTAAAGACTTGGCAACCATGTCCCTCACCTGACCTGCGGTCACATTGGGTGGTGGGCAGTGGTCAATCGTCAGTGTTGTGTCATACACCCCAATGATGAAGCCCATGCCCAAACCACGATCAAACGCAAGGTCAGAGTTGATTCGAGCCAGTAAATCGTTGCCCGTGAAGAACTGCGCCTGTGCGCCACTACAAAGCAGGGCGGTGGTTAAAAGTAGGTGTCTCATTTGATCTCCTTGATGTAGGCCGTCAACCGCCTAACCTGTGTCTCGCGGTACTTGCACATGGAGTCGGCGTATTCACGGGCGGTCTGGGCTTGCAGCAGCCTGCGCTTACTGTCCTCCAGTTCACGCAGTGCCAGTTCCTCGGCGGTTGGGGTTGTCCACAGTTTCTTTAGTTGCTCAATCATTACATTTACTCCGTTAGTTGATGTGACACAAGTGTATCACACATTTTTGGACATGCGGTATTCTTTTATGGCGTTGCGTAACCCGGCCTGCGTAGTGGCCTTGTCGTCGAGTGCCAGCGCCTGCGCTTGGTCAAGTGTGGCTTGGCACATGATGCGGTGACAGATCACCGGCACCCCTTGGCCCTGACGGCGCACACGAGCGTTGAACTGCTCGTACAAGTCAAGTGACCAGTTCAGGCCATACCACACGAGGATGTGGCCGTTCTTCTGCAAGCCGTCGATACCGTGACCCATTGATGCAGGGTGGCCGATCATCAGGGCGCAGTCACCCGTCTTCCACCGGTGCATCGCGTTGGTCAGGGATGTTTCGCTTTTGCATTCGGTCAGGTTGATCGGGTCAAGGTGCTTGAACTTTTCCATGATCCGTGCAGCGTCAGACCTGTAGGCGTAGGCGCACAGCACAGGCGAGCCTTGGGCCTCGTCGAGGATGTCCTCAAGGGCATCGAGCTTCAAGTCATGCACGGGTTCCCACAGCGGCATCCCGGCCACCGGGTACATGGCGCCGTTGGAGAATTGGAGGCACTTGTTGGTCAGTGACGCTTGGTTAAACGCTTCGACCTCTTTGCCGCTGTCCAGCACCAAGAAGAACTCACGCTCCATCTTCTCGTACCGTGTCCGCAGATCATCGGGCATCTCGATCTCGATGTCGTTGACCATCAGGTCAGGCAGTGGGTTGTAGTCCTCGGCTGACATCTCCAGCGTGATGTCACCGATCAGCTTCTTGATGATGTCCTCGGTGTCGTCATACGGCACCTCTTTGTACGGCCCCACCTTGCGGTAGAACCGGGTCTTGAACTGAGTCTTGCTGGTGCCCAAACGCTCACCACGGTCCACCACGAGGAACTGACCATGCAGGTCTTTGTACCCGTTGCTGGCCGGGGTGCCTGTCAATCCTGTCGCCCAGTCGAACTTGTCAGCGATCTTGCGAAACGCTTTGACCCGGTTCGTGGCGCTGTTCTTCATCTTGCTGATCTCGTCCCAGATGATTCCGTTGAACGGCATCGGGCGATCTTTCTTGACGAAGTAGGTTTGCAATGTCTCAGAAAGCCAACCGAGTACGTCATAGTTCACAAGGTAAATGTCAGCGGGGCGCAGCAAGGCGCGGGTGCGTTGGTCTTTTGTACCTGTCACCAAACTAAATTTCAAATCTTTTGTGTGCTGCCACTTCATCGCTTCTTGCCTCCACACAAGTCGCAACACTCGAATGGGGGCAACGATGACAACACCTTTTAAAAACCCAGTGCGGATTAAATGAGAAACGCTGGTCAGCGTGATCACGGTTTTGCCCAATCCCATGTCCAGCCACAGCATTGACTGAGGATGCGTGCATTGAAAGTTGACCGCTTTTTTTTGGTAGTCATGGAGCAAGTCAGGTGTCAGCATCCCATCACCATTACATCAATCATTGTCTTACCCTCAGTTACGTTGTCAATTACAAATACATTTACTTTGTGTTCTCGGAGCCGGGTGTGTTCCCTTTGTTGAGCAGGTGTTGGTTTCTTTCCTTCAGCTTTGAATTCACAGAACCACACAACTCCATCTTGTCGGATGAACATACGATCAGGCACAGCAGCCCGTGCGGGGCTGGTGAACTTGTAAGCAAGCACACCCTTTGATTTGGCGTACTCGCAGACTCTGGCTTCAATTTCCTTTTCCAGCATTGCGGTTCTCCAATTCGATCAGCAACTCGATGTAGTGCTTGGCCTTCTCAAGATCAGCGATGCCGTTTTTCTTGCGCCAGCGGGAAACGTACTTGATCACGTTACCCTCGAAGTAGCCAATCGCGTTGGCGTAAATGAACTCGACTGGCTGGATCGGCAAGTCCTTGTAGTGGCTACCGGCAACTTGTTTAGCCAGTGCGTCAAACGCTTCTTCTTCCTCAAGTGTCACTTTAAGCTCAGACATAGTTTCTCCACTTCTCTTACGTAGTAGTCAAAATCCACTGGCAGCTTGCCAGCATTCCGAATGTCGTTGCAGGGCTGAACACCCCACCCAGACTCCACACCAATCTTGCGCCACTCGTTAGGCTTCTTGGCAAGCGGTGGCATCCACTTGAACAGGTGTCCACCACCCTTGGCGATGTAGTAGCGCGTGATGTTTTGAAGCCGCACGGTCACCCCGTCACGCTCGATTGCCAAG